CGTTTATCGAATTTTCCGTAATCACCAGCAACCATACGATCTTCACCAAATGTAATAAGGTAAGATCGAATATCTTGCCATTCCGTTGATTGTGCAATAGTACCTGGTCCAGATTCAAAAATGAATCGATTGGATTGGATCAACTTAATGATCGATAAAAGGTATTTACGCACAACAATAGAATAATCCAAAGGTGCTCCAGTAAAGACACGAGTCTTTTTGGCAGCAATTTTCTTGTAAGAAGTAGCTTCATCTTTAAGATGAGCACAAAAATTTGTCATATATCGTTCACCTTTCTGGTAAGATTTAAGACAATCTTGTACTCTAGACATTACTTCTTTATTGAATTTTATGCCATCAGGTGCACTATCACGAGGATCAACACCATCGATGACAAACTTTTTGGATTGTTTCCAAGGATTGCCGGCACTGGTATTTCTGTTCAACTTATCAACATAAGTGACACCAGCTGCACCATTGATGGCTGTAAAATCGTCATAAACCATAACATCTTTAAGATCGTTTGCAGTAAGCGATCCAAGGATATCGGAGATAAATGATTGTTTACAATCCTCAAGAATATCCATGCGCATTTGAGTTACAGGGTTAGACATATCTTTCAATGCAAGGTGCCACGGTTCCCAAGAGTTCATGATTGGTTGATCATATTTCTTGCGATAGCCATGGGGAATAAGTTTCTCTTGTAAAGGAGAATCAACCACCTTGGATTTGTGTTTACCCTTAAATCCAGTGAAAGATCCATATACACGTAGAGTCCCTTCAGATAAATATCTGGCTGGACACTTTGTAGATAGTGGACCAACAGTCACAGATTTATTTTCCAAACTTAAGCGAGGTTCGCTACTCTGGATAATATATGCATCAACAAGACGCATTTTCTCCGTGACATATTGTCTGGACACTTGCAAGGCGCAAATTTCATGTTTAGGATTACCAAGAACATGAATACCCAATATGATTGGACCATATGCTGAGTCTGACACTAAAGGCATACCACATTGACCGACTTGCGTCAATACAGTGCTATACCCATGCCAGCAGTTTACAGTACAATCAAGCTGTGAAATATTTCTCTTATTCTCAAAAAAGATCTTGTGGACAGTATGATAATCTACCATACCACCTTCAGTTCGATCTATATATGAACCTTTATGGACTCCACGTAAAGTGGATTCACAAAAAAGTTGAGAAATATCTCTTTTTGGGGGGATGTTTCGTACACGTAAAAAACATAATTCATTCTTTGCATCACGAATTATTTCTTTTTGTGTGACTAAAACAATAATATTCTCGTTCACTCCTGGTGTGTTGACACCAAGAACTAATTCCAATTGCAAATCAGAATCATCGGGTAAATTATGATTATTGGTCATATAAACATGACCACCTAAACATAATAACTTAATTTTCCGCATAACTGCTCTACCATCAATTTCTCGGTGCACTACGGCACTGAGACAATTCTTACTAATAGAGTGTAAGTTATCTTGGAAAGTAAATTGTTTAGAAGAAGTGGTAACTGGTGAAACATCAAAAGTTGTTGTTTCGTACTCTTCTTTAACCCAAACGTTAGTTTTCTGTTTTTCATCAGGTTTTGGTGTAGAACCAATCTCAGTGCTTTCAACAGCAAACATATTTGCCATATGTCTGTAAGTTGTGTAAACAATGAGAAGAGAGGTAGCTACACCACCAATCTGATAAGCCAAACGAGGGGCTCCAATACGAGCTTGTACTTTATTTCCCATTTTCTTAAAAATAAAACTCATAACATGAGGATTCATAACGGCTTTCATCAACACTTTAGTTGGAAAGAAAAATCCAAAATATTGTGAGAAGAAATACCCAAAAAATGGTAAATAATATAGACTCAACATAACATACAAGTAAGCAACATGCATGTACTCATTAAGAGTAACATGAAAATATTGCTCAGCGTAAGAATTTTTCTTACGAAAATATGCTTGTTGAGCACTGTAAAACCAACTTTTAATAGGTAGATCAATAATATCTACTTCAGTGAAGGTTGGTTCCAAGTTAACAAACTCTACTTCCTGACTCTGAACTTCGTTACAAGTGCATTTACATAATGGTCGATAACACTCTTCGCAAAGAACCACAGCATCAAGTCCTGCATCAACTGCAGTTGCTTTATTTTGCATGCGATCCTCATGAAGTGTAACTTCAGTAAACCAATCGAGAAAAGAATAAATATCAGTATACTTATCCACAATTTGTAGAGTGCCATACTTGTTGATCTCTCCTTTCTTGATTTCATTTGGCACTACTTTCTTAACAGTAATGTGCCAAAAATCAGGATAACAACCATCATCCAATGCTGGTAAAGCCTCTTTATCAATACGACCATCACTTGTGGTGTATTCAGGTTTAGGTTCTACGAATAAAACATATGGAAAACGGCGTTGTACAGCAATAGGACACGTAAAATAATGCGATAAATTAAGCTCAGGTACATTTGTAGTAGCAATAACTAATTTACTTCGCATTGGAGTACGTCCCTTATCTTCAAGAGCAGCTTGAACAGGTACAAAAGTAACATTGTTACATACCTGAAGCATTTCTTTCAGAGAAGGATCTCCTTGAGCTGCGCGGTTAGGATGTGTAGCTGCTATATCATCAAGCAGCACGCACCAATGGTTGGTATCAAAATTAACCCAATAATCGTCCAGTGGATTACGTGTGTACATAAATTCACTAGCTGTGGGTAATTTAAATACTTTACCATAATGTTTAAAA